GAAGGGGTACGTGAAGGGCAACGTGCGGATGGTGGTGTGGATCTACAACGTCATGCGGCTGGACTACGGCGACGCGGCCGTGGCGAGGTTCTTGGAGGCGCTCAAGTGAAGCAAGTCACGCTCCTGATCGACGGCGACATCCTCGTCTGGCGCGCCGCCGCCGCCGCCCAGCGCGACGTCGACTGGGGCCACAACGTGTACACGTCCTCGGCCGACGTGCACGAGGCCATCGGCCGGCTGGACTCGGACATCGCGTCGCTGCGGTCGAAGCTGAAGGCGACGGACTTGCTGATCGCCTTGAGCGACCCCGAGCGCGAGAACAACTGGCGCCGGACCGTGCTGCCGTCGTACAAGTCGAACCGGTCCACCAGGAAGCCGCTCGTGTTCTTCCAATGCCGCGAGCACCTGGAGCACGCGTACCGGTGCGCGACCTTCCCGCGCCTGGAGGGCGACGACGTCGTGGCCCTGTACGCGACGGGCGTCACGATTCCCGGCCGGCGAATCGTCGTGTCCATCGACAAGGACTTCCTGACGGTGCCGTGCAACCTGTACAACCCGGGCCACCCGGAGCGCGGCGTGGTCGCCATCAGCGTGCTGGAGGCTGATCGCGCGCACGCGGTCCAGACGTTGACGGGCGACCCGGTCGACGGGTACGCCGGGTGCCCGGGGGTCGGGAAGATCAAGGCCGAGCGCGCCATCGCGTCCGTCCTGGTGCGCGCCGACGGCGCCGCCTCCGGCGGGGCGCGCGAGTCGTGGTGCCGCTGGGGATGGTGGCAAGAGATCGTTCGCTTGTACCAGAAGGCCGGCTTGACGGAGGCCGACGCGCTCGTGCAGGCGCGCGTGGCGCGCATCCTGCGGGCCGGCGAGTACAACAGGAAGACCGGGGCGGTGAAACTGTGGGAGCCGCCGGCGTGACCGTGAGCAACAAAAAGAACCCTCGGCGCAAGAACCGCAAGCGCGCCCTCTACCGGGGCAGCCGGCGGTTCGACCCAACGTGCCGGTCCAATGGCTCCTGCCCGTGGTGCCGCGCGAACAGGCTGCACAAGCACAAGAGACAGGGCGCGGAATGATCCCCAACGGGCTCCTGTGGGCGTGGCAGAGGGTGATGATGTTGAGGGCGTTGGAAGAAAGCGAGAAAAGCGTGAACGAGTTCGTCGTCAAGGACAGCGGCAAGCGCGAGGACTTCGAGACCGGGGCCCGCCGGGACACGCGGACGGGCAAGGGCCGGTTCGACCTGATCCCGACGATGGCGCTCCGGCGCCTCGCGCAGGTGTACGAGAAGGGCGCCGTCAAGTACGGCGACAAGAACTGGCAGAAGGGCCAGCCCCTGTCGCGGTACCTGGACTCGTGCCTGCGGCACGTGGCCGCCGCGGCCGACGGGCAGGAGGATGAAGACCACCTGTTCCAGGCCGTGTGGAACCTCGTGGCGCTCGCGTGGACGCTGGAGGAAGTCCGCGGCGCCCGCCTGCCCGCGGCGCTGGCGGACCTGCCGTACGCCCGCGGCGTCGGGACGGGCGACGCCCCCGCCTTGACCCGCCTGCCGCCGGGATCGTTCGACGTGGACGGCGCGCCCCTGACGGGCACCGAGGCCCGGCCCGTCCCCCCGCCGCCGCGTCCTCGCCGCGCCGGCCTCGCCCACGCGTGCCACGTCTGCATGGCGCCCGCGCACTTCCCGTGCAACCCCGGCCTGCACGGGGGCCTATAGGAGCACGAATGACGCCCGAAACCCCCGCCCCCGCACGGCTTGTGCACCTTCCGCCCGAACACGGCGCGCCCGAAGTACCCGAGTCGCTGGTCCGGTGGCTCGAACGCCTCGTTCCCGAGCCCGAGCCGTTCGGGAACGGCGGGGCGCTGACGCCGGAGGCCCTGTGGTACCAATGCGGCCAGCGGAACATCGTCCGCACGCTCCGCGGCCTTCACACCCGACAACAGAAGGACTAGCCGCCGTGTGCCTCTTCAACGTCCCCAAGCCGCCCCCGCCGCCGCCCCCTGCGCCGCCCGTTCCCGAACAAGTGGCCAAGATGGTCGAGCCCCCCAAGGGCCTGAAGGAAGCGCAGAAGCTGGCCGGGCGCATGGGCACCAATTCGCTCGTCATCCCCTTCCAGAACGTGAACGTCCCGTCGTAGAGGCAATCGTCTAACCCCAGGACCGGCGAGATACCGCTAGAATGTAGGTGTCGACCCCTACTTGCCGAGGCGCAGCGATCGTGCGCCAGACGACGGACTAGGCGCCCGCGGAGGAAATGCCGCGGGCGCCGCCTTCCACCAGGAGTCGCCATGGGCCGAGAAGACCACTCGGCGGCGCAACCGCCCGACGGCTCCTCGCCCTTCACCGGCCTCCTGGCGCTCCTGGCCGACCACGAGGCCCGCGTCGGCGCCATCGAGGCCGACCTCCAGGCCCTGCCGCCGGTGCGCGAGGGCGACCCGGCGGGCGGCGACCTGGGGGGCGAGTACCCGAACCCCACGGTCGAGAACGTGGCCGGCGCCGCCGGCCTCCTGGCGGACGCGCAGACGCCGCTGGCGCACACGCACGCCGCCGTCGACATGTCGGGGCCCGACAAGTACTTGGGGCGCCTCACCGCTGGCGCGGGCGCGTCGGAGGAGATCGCGTTCCGCGGGACGGCCTTCCCCGGGTCGCCCACGGACGGCCTCTCGTTCTACCGGACCGACCTGGACGAACTCTTCTACTACGACGGCGCGCGCGCCAAGTGGCTGTCGGCGCGCACGTTCGAGTTCGAGGGCACGACGGCCGTCGCCATCACGTCCACGTACCTCAACTTCCCCGGCGGCGTGGCCATGTCGTCCACGCTCGGGTACGTGCTGCCGTGGGACATGACGTGCTGCACCGTCTACGGGCACAACGCCGACGCGGCCACGGCGGCCACGCTGCGCGTGCGCGCCAACGGCACCAACATGGTCGCGCTCGCGTGCGCCGCCGCCACGTCCGTCGTCAGCACCGGGCTCAACACCGACTTCACCGCGGCCGACGTGGTCGCCATGTTCACCAGTTCCACGCTCACGGCGGGGTGCGGCATCAAGGCCGTGTTCCGCCGCAGGGCCACGTAGAGGACACCCCATGCCCGTCGACACCGCCCCCGCAGCCGGCGGGGTCGCCTCCGCGCGCGCCGACTACGAGCGCATGACCACCGACCGCGAGCCGTTCCTGCGGCGAGCGCGCATGTGCGCCAAGGTGACCGTCCCGTGGCTCATCGTGCCGCAGGGGCACACGTCCACCAGCGACTTGCCCACGCCGTTCCAGTCGGTGGGCGCGCGCGGCGTCAACAACCTCGCGTCCAAGCTGCTGCTGGCCCTCTTCCCGCCGAACGCGCCCTTCTTCAAGTTCCGCGTCGAGCCGTACACGCTGGCCAAGATCACGGGCGTCAAGAACGCGCGCGAGCAGGTCGAGCAGAACCTCGTCAAGGCCGAGGAGGCCATCCTGGGCGAAATGGAGGCGGCCGGCTTCCGCATCGCGGCGCACGAGGCCATCCGGCACCTGCTGGTGGCCGGCAACGCGCTCATGCATTGGCCCGACGACGGCGAGCCGCACGTGTTCCACCTGGACGAGTACGTCGTCGACCGCGACCCGGCGACGGGCGAGCCCGTGTACATCATCACGCGCGAGCGCCTCGACGGCGCCGTCCTCCCCGCGGCCCTGCGCGCCATGCTGCCGCGGGCGCCGTCCGAGTCGGCGGCCCCAGCGCGCGGCAAGGTCCACGACCTGTACACGGTGGCGCGCTTCGCGCGCGGCAAGTGGCGCATCCATCAGGAGTTCGCCGACAAGATGGTCGTCGACAGCGACTTCGTGCAGGCGAAGGACGCGTTCGAGTACTTCGCGCTGCGCGGCAACCAGATTTCCGGCGAGAACTACGGCCGCGGGCACGTCGAGGAGTACCTGGGCGACCTGATCTCGCTCGAAGGGCTGACGCAGGCCATCGTCGAGGGCAGCGCCGCGGCCGCGCGCATCCTGTTCCTGGTCAACCCGGCCGGGTTGACGGACGTGGAGACGCTGTCCACCAAGCCCAACGGCGCCTTCGCGCCCGGCGTGGCCACCGACGTCACCGTCCTCCAGTTGGCCAAGTTCGCCGACTTCCAGATCGCGGCCAACACGGCCAACGCCATGGAGCAGCGGCTGTCGTACGCGTTCCTGCTCAACAGCGCCGTCCAGCGCGACGCCGAGCGCGTCACGGCCGAGGAGATCCGCTTCGTCGCGCAGGAGTTGGAGCAGACGCTCGGCGGCCTGTACTCGGTCTTGAGCCGCGAGTTGCAACTGCCGGTCGTGGGCCTCGTCGAGGGGCGCATGAGCGCCGCCGGCAAGCTGCCGAAGATCCCCAAGGCCATCGTCAAGCCGGCCGTCGTCACGGGCATCGAGGCCCTCGGCCGCGGCAACGACCTGAACCGCCTGAACGCGGCCATCGCCACGCTCACCAGCCTGTTCGGGCCCGACGTCGCCAACAGGATCTTGAACCCGTTGGCGGCCGCCGACCGCATCTTCACCGCGAGCGGCGTGCGCACCGAGGGCCTGTTGAAGACGGCGGACGAGTTGCAGCAGGAGGCGCAGCAGGCGCGCGCCTCGGAAATGACGGACAAGCTGGGGCCGACGGCCATCAGGGAATTCGGCTCGACCATGCGGGACCAAGTGCAAGCGGCCACGCCGCAGTAGAGGAACACGATGCAAGCAGAAGCGCAACACACCACCACGGGCCCCGTGGCCCCCTCCGCGGACGCCCCGGGCGAGAAGCCCGCCGCGCCCGCCTCCACGGGCGCCGTCAAGCCGGACGCGGGCCTGTCGATCCCCGCGGCGGGGGAGAAGGCGGCCGCCGCGAAGGAGACCAAGGCGCCGGAGAAGGGCGACAAGGTCGAGGTCCCCGCCGGCCTCCTGAACGACGCCGACGTGGACGCGTTCACGCAGGAGTTCACGGCCACCGGCGCCCTCTCCAAGGAGTCGCGCGACAAGATCACGGCCAAGGGCATCCCCGCGCGCATCCTGGACCAGTACATCGCGGGCCTCAAGGCGCAGGGCGAGCGCGCGCTCGGCGAGGCGTACACGGCCGCCGGCGGCAAGGACGAGTACTCGGCCATGTCGACGTGGGCCGCGGGCGCGCTCGACGAGTCGACGCTGGCCGCCTACAACGCGGACGTCGAGTCGGGCGACATGAAGCGCGTCCTGTACGCCGTGTCCGGCATGCGCGCGCGGTACGAGGCGTCCGGCGGGCAGGCGCCCGGGGCGGGCCCCGCCCGGTACCGCGGCAGGTCGGCCGCCGGCGCCCCCACGGGCGCGTTCGAGTCGCAGGCGCAGGTCACGCGCGCCATGAGCGACCCGCGCTACAAGACGGACCCGGCGTACCGCGCCGAGGTCGCCGCGGCCCTCGCCAACTCGGACGCCATCAAGGTCCACAGGTAGATCGCATGAAGACACTCCGCACCGCCCTCACCCTCCTCTTCATCGCCGCGGCCCTCGCCGGCTGCGGCATGTTGGGCCTCGACGCCGACGCGGGCCCCGTGGCCGAGTCCGCGGCCTTCAAGCTCGAACGGCTCGCGCGCGACGTGAACGCCACGTCGGAGTCGATGCAGGGCGTCCCGGGCCTCGGCGAGATCGCGGCCATCGCGGCGGCCGTGTCGGGCGCCGCCGTCACGGGCCTGCACGCGTACCGCCAGCGGTCGCGCGCGCGCGAACTGGCGCGCATCGAGGCCAAGTACGGGCCGGCCGACCCGGTCGTCCCGGCCTAGCACGGCGGCGATTCAATTCGTCGCCGACATGGGCGCGACAATCCGCGCCCGCGGGCGGCCTTGCATCCGCCCGCATCCCCCTTCTGCCGGTCTCCAGGGTTACAAGATCGACCGGACTGATCCACTTCCGCGAAGACAGGACCGTACGCAACGGGCCCGGTGCGCCGGGGAACCCGCCGAGTGGTTGGCCATCGCGTCGCGCGGAAGCTCTCGCTGAAACCCAACCAACCACCCAACGTACGGACCCACTCCAATGACCGATACCTCCGTCTCTCGTCCGGGCCAATCCAACCTGGCCGGCGACGTCCTCGCCCAGTTCCTGAAGGTCTTCACCGGCGAGGTCATCACGACCTTTGAAGAACTCAACGTCATGCGCGGCGTCATGCAATCGCGCACCATCACGTCCGGCAAGTCGGCACAGTTCCCGGTCCACGGCCGGGCGGCGGCCTTCTTCCACACGGTCGGCAAGAACATCGCCGACGTGGGCAGCGGCCTGCTGTCGCTGGTGCCCGCGACCGAGCGCATCATCAACGTCGACAACCGGCTGATCTCGGCCGTCTCGATCGCCGAGATCGACGAGGCCATGAACCACTACGACGTGCGCTCGATCTACTCCGAAGAACTCGGGCGCGCGCTCTCCAAGCGGTTCGACCAACTGGCGCTGAACACGTTCGTCCTGGCGTCGCGCGCCATCCAGCCGTCGGCCTTCACGGCGCAGGGAATCCTCGGCGGCGGCCTCAACGGCGCCGGCGCGCCCCTGACGGACGCGAACGTCGCCACGCAGGGCGTCGCCCTGTCGAACGCGCTGTTCACGTGCGCGCAGAAGTTCGACGAGCGCGACGTGCCCAAGACCGATCGGTACGCGGCCATCTCGCCGGCCATGTACTACAACCTGATCCGCGACCCGCTCACCACGCAGGTCACGGTCAACCCGGCCATCACGACCAACATCGCGACCGGCGTCGCCTCCAGCGGGTTCCCGCTCCTGGCGCCGTCCGGGCCCAACGGCAGCTACGCCAAGGGCACCATCTACGAGTGCGCCGGCTTCACGCTGTTGAAGACGAACCACCTGCCCAACACGATCCCCGATACCGCCGGCGGCGGCGGCACCGGGAACGTCACGTCGGCCGACGCCTTCTTCGGCACGCCCGGCGCGTCCGCCAACGGCAACGTGTACTACGGCAACTTCGTGAAGACGCGCGGCGTCGCGTTCCACAAGAGCGCGGGCGGCCTCCTGAAGCTGCGCGACTTGGCCACCGAGTCCGAGTGGAAGATGGAGTACCAGGGCTGGCTCACGCTGGCCAAGATGGTCATTGGCATGAACATCCTGCGGCCCGAGTCGTCCATCGAACTCGCGATCCCGTAGACCCGCTTCGAGGGCCGCCCGGGACTCTAGCGCCCGGGCGGCCCTTCACCCTCCCGAACACTCACAGGGGACAACATGGCCGCCGTCACCGTCACCACGCGCCTCGACGCGGTGAACCGCATCTTGAGCGTGATGGGCGAGCAGCCCGTCGTGAGCCTCACGCCGCCCGTCACGGCCGACGTGACGATGGCCGTGAACATCCTCAACGAGGCCGACCTGGAGACGCAGACCAAGGGCTGGCACTTCAACGCCGACTACGACGTCGTCCTGGTCCTGGACGGCTCCAACAAGTACGCCGTCCCCGCCAACGTCGTGCGCGTCTCCGTCTCGCGCGGCCTGTACCCGGGCGTGGACCTGACGGTGCGCGACGACGCCGGCACGCTGCGCCTGTACGACAAGAAGAACCGGACGTTCGTCCTGCCGGCCGGCATGAAGGCCGAACTGGTCCAGTTGTTCGACTTCGAGAAGACGCCCGAGGCGTACCGCCGGTACGTGACGATCCGCGCCGCGCGCATCGCGCAGGACCGCATCCAGGGCGACCCGGCGCACCACGCGTACACCGAGCGCGACGAGATCCAGGCGCTCAAGCACCTGAAGCAGCACGAGGGCTCGGTCGACGTGCGCACGATCTTCGACAACTACGCCGCGTACCGCGTCATCGACCGCGGCTACCCGGCCATCTGGGGTGAGGGCTAGTGGCGCGCATCGCCGTCCCCGTCCCCAATCTGATCCAGGGCGTCTCGCAGCAGGCCGAGACGATGCGCTTCGCCACGCAGGCGGACGCGCAGGAGAACGCGTTCCCGTCCATCGCCGACGGCCTCACCAAGCGGCACCCGTTCGACCACGTCGCGCAGATCATCGAGGGCGGCTACGGCGACCCCAAGGTCCACTTCATCCACCGCGACGCGGCCGAGCGGTACGCGGTCCTGTTGCAGCACAAGTCCGTGCGCGTGTTCGAGTTGGGCGGCATCGAGGTCCCCGTCAAGGGCGCCCCCGCCGACCCGCAGAACCCGGACTTCACGACGTACCTGAACCTCCTGGCGGCCAACCTGGCCACGAACCCCGAGACCTTCCTCACGACGTGGACGGCGGCCAACGCCGTGGCCCCCGCCGCCACGGGCGTGTTCGCGCCCCTGGGGTACGGCGCGGGCATCAACCTCGGGTCGGCCGCGGGCGCGGCCGTCGGCACCTACACGCAAGTGCCGGTGGCGCCGAACGACGACTTCAGCGCGTCGCAGACGTTCTCCATCTTCGCGCGCCAGTCCGGCGCCGGCGCCACGCAGGCCAACGGCTTCAGGCTGGCGCTCGTGGACACGAGCAACGCCATCGCGCACGAGGCCGTGTTCACGTGGTCGGGCGGCGTGCTGTCCGTCGCGTCGACCGTCAACGGCGCCACCGCCGTGGTGACCGACCTGTCGGACGGCTGGTACCGCGCCAGCGTCTCCTTCGTCGTGGGCGCCGTCGGCGGCGGCGCCACCGGCGTCGGCAACGGGCGATCCATCAGGATCACGTGCAACGAGTTCAGCGGCGCGACGGCCAAGATTTTCCTGGCGTGGGGCGCGCACCTGTCGCAGACGCCCGAGGCCGAGGACTACCTGCACCGGCCGGACGAGTCGCTGAAGGCGCTCACGATCGCCGACTACACGCTGGTGCTCAACACGCTCAAGACGGCGGCCCAGGGGGCCGCGACGACGGCGGCCGCGCTGGCCACGCGCGCGTACGCGTTCGTCAAGGCCGGCAACTACAAGACCAACTACAGGGTGACCGTGCGCCGCGTGGGCGGGTCGACGCAGACCGTCAACGTGTCGACGTTCGATGGCGCCGCCGTCGGGAACTCGTACGAAGTGTGGTCGCTTAGCATCCTCACCGGCGGCACCGCCGGCAACTGGACCGTGACCATCCTCGGGCAGACGACCGCGCCCGTCGCGTTCAACGTCCTCCCCGCCATCGTCGGGAACGACCTCCGCGTCGCGATCAACAACCTCCCGAACGTCTCCGCCGGCGGCTCGGGCGCGAACATCACCATCACCGGCGACTTCTCGGGACAGTCGATCGACCCTTCGGTCACTCCCGCCACCGGCGGGGCGTTCACGCTCACGGAGACGACCCCGAACACGGCCGCGGAACTCGCGTCCATCAAGACGGACGGCATCGCCCAGCTCCTCACCGACAGGATCAACGCCCTGGCCGACGGCTTCACGGCCGTGCGCGCCGCGTCCGTCGTCAGGATCGAGAACGCGGCCGGGCTGGACGTGTTCGAGGTCCACGACAGCCGCGGCGACACGAACCTGTCGGCCGTGTGGGCCAAGAACGCCACGAGCGGTCTTGAGATCGGCGTGCCCGACATCGACGACCTGCCGCTGACGTGCGACGACGGGTACCGCGTGAGCGTGAACGGCGACACGGAGGAGGCGACCGACGACTACTACGTCAAGTTCGTCGGCGACGTCGCGGGCGCCTTCGGCAAGGGCCGCTGGGTGGAGACCAACGGCTTCGGCATCGTGGACGGGCTGGACGCCAGCACGATGCCGTGGCAACTGATCCGCAAGCAGGACGACGCCGGCGGCACCGTCACCGGCATCCCGTTCGGCAAGTACTTCGAGTGGAACAAGGCCACGTGGAACACGCGCGACGTCGGAGACAACGACTCGGCGCCCATGCCCTCGCTCGTTGGCAAGACCATCAGCGACGTGTTCTTCTTCCAGAACCGCCTCGGGATGACCGCCGGGCAGAACGTGGTCATGTCGGAGGCCGGCAGGTACTTCAACCTGTTCCGCACGACGGTCCTCCAACTCCTGGACAGCGACCCCATCGACGTGGCCGTGCTGCACACGTCGGTCGTCACGTTGAACCACGCGGTCCCCTTCAACGAGCGCCTGGTCCTGTTCACGGACTTCACGCAGTTCGTCCTGCACGGCGACCCGATTCTGTCGCCCAAGACGGTCCAGGTCGCGCCCGTGCTGGAGTACGAGAACTCGCGCCTGGCGCGCCCCGTGGTCACGCAACACGGCGTGTTCTTCGCGCACCGCCGCGGGGACTACAGCGGCGTCTACGAAATGTACCCGGCCCAGCAGGTGGCCGGCGGGTTCGATACCGACGACGTCACGGCCGCCGTGCCCAAGTACATCGCCGGCGACGTCCGCGTGTTCGCGCCGTCGTCCTTGGAGGACATTCTCATTGTTGCGCCCGAGGGCGCGCGGTCCTCGCTGTTCGTCTACAAGTACTACTACGCGGGCGAGCAGAAGCTCCAGTCGGCGTGGAGCGTGTACACGCTCGGCAACTCGGCGCGCGTGCTGGGGCTGGAGTTCTTCGAGAATACGCTGTACGTCGTCATGCAGCGAGAGGACGGCGTTCACCTGGAGGCGAGCGTCATCACCACGGGCCGCGTGGACCCGGGGTCGGCGTACATCACGCACCTGGACCGCCGCTTCTCGGCGGGCCCGGGGTCCACGGTCGCCGGCTCGTTCGGCGGGGGCCAGACCACGTGGACGCTGCCGTACGCCGCCGACGCCGCGGAAACCGTCCAGGTCGTCGTCAAGGCCACGGGCGCCGTCTACACGGCGTCCGTCACCGGAGGGTCGACGGCCTTCATCGCGGGCGACTTCAGCGCCGTGCCCGTGTGGATCGGGACCAAGTACACGATGCGGTACCGCTTCTCGAAGCCGGCCCTGAAGCGGTCCACGGGTTCAGGCGGCAAGGTCCTCATCGCCGCCGGCCGGTACCAGATCATGCGCGGCCGCGTGGTGTTCGACAAGTCCGCGTACTTCCGCGTCGAGGTCACGCCCCTGTACCGGCCCACGACTTCGGCGCCGTTCGGCGCGGCCACGGGGCCGGCCGTCCTCGCCTCCGGCGAGCACGGGTTCGGCGTGTACTCGAAGGCGCAGAACGCGACCATCGAGATCGTGAACGACAGCCCCTTGCCGTCCAACTTCGGGAGTGCAGAATGGGACGCGGAGTACACGACGCAGAGCGCCCAATTCCAGGGCTGACCGTGCGCCCGAGCGCGGCGCGCGACGCCATCGACATGGCGCCCCGCCTGCGCGTCGAGGACATGGCCGAGATCGCGGCCGCGTCCGGCCGGCCGCCGGTGGAGGCGCTGGGCGAAGGCTTCGCGTGCTCCAGGCCGTGCTTCACGGTCGAGTACAACGGGCGCCCGGCGGCCATGTTCGGCGTGGTGCCGAGCCCCGACACCGAGTTCCCGCGCCTGGGCGTCGTGTGGCTGCTGGGCACGGACGCCGTGCGCGTGTTCGGCCGCCCGTTCCTGCGCCACTCGCGCGAGTGGCTCGTGCGCGCCTGCGAAGGGTACGACGTGGTCGGCAATTTCGTGGACGAGCGCAACACGGCGCACGTCCGTTGGCTGAAGTGGCTGGGGTTCACCTTCTTGAAGCGCCACGAGCACTTCGGCCGCTTGGGTCTACCGTTTATGGAGTTCGTCAAGATCATGGACACGAAGGAGCCGCCCGGTGTGTGACCCCGTCACCTTGGCCGTGGCCTCTGGAGCCTTGAGCGTCCTGAACGGGATGCAGGCGCAGCAACACCAGAAGAACGTGTTCGAGGCCAACAAGGAGATCGCCGACGAGAACGCGCTGCGCGACTACGCCGCCCTCCAGGACCGCCAACTCCAGGAGCAGGCCAAGGCGGGCGAGGCCATCCGCAGTTCGTCGGCGGGAGCGCGCGAGGCGTCGGCCACGGCGCGCGCCTCGGCCGGGGCCGCCGGCGTCGCCGGCGCGTCGGTGGAGGGCCTGCTGGCCGACTTCGAGCGCGCCGAACTCGGGCACCGCCGATCGGTCGTCCGCAACCAGGAGTTCCTGGCCACGCAGTTCCAGCGCGAGGGCGAGGCCGTTCGATCGGGCCAACGGGCGCAGATCCTGTCGGCCATGCCGGGGCCGGCGCCCGACTACCTCGGGATGGCGCTGAACACGTACGGCAACGTCCTGAAGATCAACTACAACAAGAAGCACGGCTACCCCCTCACCTAATGCCCAAGCGCACGCCCGTCCAGTACACGCCCGGCGGCGAGTCGGTCCTGGCGCCCGTCGCCTCGCCCACGAGCGTGGCGTACACGCCCAAGTTGCCGCGCTCGGCCCTGTACCCGGCCGAGGCGCTGGCCGGCTTGAGCGACGTGCTGGCCGGCATCGCGCAGAGCGAGGACGAGAAGGCGGGCAAGAAGCAGTACGCCGCGGGCGCCACCAAGGCGGAAGACATCGGGCCCGACGTGCTCGACCAACTGGCGCTGTACTCGAAGGAACTGGACGCGTCCGAAAAGGACGTCGCGAAGAACCAGAAGGCGTGGGCGCGGCGCGTCAACGAGTTGGGGCTGCCGGAAATGGCGTCGCCCTGGGGCCGCACGGGCGCCATGGTGTCGCGGGCCCGCCGGGTGGTGGCCGCGTACAACAACGACCTGACCGCGCGCCTGAAGGAAGTGGGCACGGTGCTGGACGACAAGGGCCTGCCGGTGGAGCCCAAGGCGCCCGACGAGATCATCGCCGAAACGTGGGCCAAGTACGCGGACAACGGCGCCCTCTCCAACTACTACGGCGGCAAGGCGGCCACCGAGTTGCGGGCGACGATCAACGAGAAGTTTCGCGCCGACGCGCGCGGCCTGTTCGACGAGGCCATGACGCGCGCCCGGCACGACGAATTGGCCAACAACCTGGGGGCCAAGTTCGACAGCATCGGCGACGCCAAGGGCGACCCGACGCCCGACGACTTGAGCGCCGTCGACGCGTACGTGCGCACCGAAATGCACGCGCGCAGCGTCCGGTCGGACGCCATCGAGGGCATCTACCGGCGGGCGCTGACGTTCGCGGCCCTGGAGGCCGACAAGGGCGACGACGGGCGCGGGGCCGGGTCCCGGGCGTCGCGCGCGCTTCAGCGCCTCAAGGCGCTGCCCTTCGGGACCACCACCGTGGGCGCGGACGTCGACTTGGCCGCCGCCGTCGACGGCCTGATCGAACAATACGACCGCGACCATGAGCGCAAGTCGGAGCAGGCCGTCCGCGTGGAGGACAACGCGCGCAAGCTGGCGGGGCGCGACGCCGAGCGCAAGTACGGGCGCCGCATCGTCGAGGCCCTCCAGAACAACCAGGACCCGCTGTCGGCCATCGGCGCCGACCTGAAGAACGACTTCGACGCCAGTTCCTGGGGCGAGCACACGCCGGACGTGTACGAGCACATCAGGAAGCTGGCGCTGTCCAAGCGCGACGACCAGGGCGTCGTCAACAGCTTGAGCCGCAGCGCCCTCCTGGACGAGCCGGACGCGGCCGAGCGCCTGGACGCGGCCGTCCGCGCCGGCTTCGTGACGGCCGGCGCGGCCGACAACATCCGCTCCATCGCCGACAAGGCCAAGGACATTGGCCCGCTGGTCGAGCGCCACCCGGGGTACGGCGCCGCCCTGTCGCGCGCGCAGACCACGGCCGGGCGCGTGGCCGGCCTCCAGTTCGGCGCGCAGGCGTCGTACGACCTCCAGACGAACAGGGACGTGGACTCGTTCCGGCAGGCGGCCGCCATGGTGGCCCGAGGGCTGACCGGGTCGCCGGCCGAGAAGGAGGACGCCATGCGCGAGTGGTACCTCAAGGCGGGCGACTCGCTCAACGCGTCCTTCTCCGAGCGCGCCGAGAAGGTCGAGGGCCGGCGTCAAGCGGGCCTCGGCGCCGTCCTCGAAGCCACGCGCAAGTCGCAGGACGCCTCCAGGCTGCTGGACGAGTACCGCGACGTCATCCCGGCCGAGGACCTGGAGCGCCTGCGCCGCGACAACGCGCGCGCGACCGACACGGACCGGTTCTTCAACGCGGCGTCCTACGCGCGCGGCGAGGCGGCCGTCGACCGGGCCGTCCGCATGGCGCTGGACCCCGACGGCGACAACCCGTCGGCCATCATCGAGACGGCTGCCATCGACGCCGTGGGCCAGTTCAAGGGCAAGGTGCGCGCGTGGCTCTCGGAGCACCTGTCGAGCCTGGACCCGGCGCAAGTCTCCAGCGCCTTCGACGGGGCCGTCGCGGGCATCGTGCTGGAGG